CTATGATATGATAAAAAGAGGAGATATAACTACTTCATCTTTTTGTTTCACGATAGCAAAAGATAAATGGGTTGAAGAGAATGGTCAAACAGTACGACATATCATCAAGATTGATAGATTGTTTGACGTTTCGCCAGTCTATCATGAAGCATACCCCGATACAAGTGTTTCCGCTCGGTCTGAAAACGTTATGACGAAGTTAGCTTTTGCTAAATATAAATTGATTAAGGAAATTAATAATATAAAATAACATGACAACATTCGAGATATTAGATAAGAAAGTGTCACTTCAAAAGCGTGTTCAGTCTCTTTTCGCTAATGCAGAACAAGAGGAGCGTTTCTTAACAGCGGACGAACAGGCTGAATATGAGCAAATTAAGCGTGATATTTCTGAACTTGACAATAAGAAAGCAGAAATTGAAGCTAAACTCGAACAGGGTGACGTGAACGCTATCGAAGCAGAAGAGCGTTCGATAAATAATGAAATTAATCAAGAAAATCATAATATTATGAATCAAAATTTTAGTCTCGTACGAGCAATAAACGATGTTATCAATCATCGTGAAATGTCTGAAACAGAGTCGAATTACATAGCTCTTGGTGCTGAACAGATGAAGCGAAGTGGTCAGTCGTATTCAGGTCATATACAACTACCTCTAAACACACGTGACCTTGATGGTGTATTGACTGCACAGAACTTCAACACAAGCGTCAATCAGGGTGGTAAGGAAGCAGTGCCGCAGGATACGTATGACATTTTAGGAGCATTGCGGAACAGGATGGTGTTGGCAGATGCTGGCGCAACATACCTTGATAACTTGGCTGGAAATGTTGTAATACCGAGCTACTCCGGTTCAACAGCAAATTGGGCGGGTGAAAATGCAAGCGCAGGCAATGGGGTTGGCACGATGTCACAGATTGAATTGACGCCGAAGCGTTTAACAACTTATGTTGACATTTCTAAACAACTTTTAATACAAACGTCTGGAGCAGTTGAGCGTATGTTGAAGGAGGATATAGTGAACGCTATCGCTGAAAAGCTCGAATCTACAATACTTTCCGCAAATGATGGTTCAACGAATTATCCAGCGGGTCTTTTAGCTAATACTTCTGTCGATACATCTACTTCACAGTTGACATATAAATCAATTGTAGACCTTGAAGCCGCTCTTGAAAACAACAACATCCCTGGAGATTACACTTACATTGTCAACCCAGTGGCGAAGGCTTCATTGAAGACAAAAGCGGTTGACGCTGGTAGTGGTCGTTTCATTATGCAGGACAATGAAATTGATGGCTACCCAGTTTTGACCTCGAAGGGTGTTGTAAACAAGGGCATACTTTTCGGAAACTTTAGAGAGCTTGTTATAGGGCAGTGGGGTAGTCTTGATGTCATAGTCGATGATTTAACTCTCGCAAGAGATGCTAAAGTTCGTCTTGTAATTAACGCATATTTTGATGCAAAACTTCGTAGGAGTGGAGCAGTTGTTGGAAAGATACTTGTGTAATAAAGGTTGCATATTCATATAATTTCATAAACCACTTGACTTTGTAGTTGAGTGGTTTTTTCATATCATAAATTAAAGAAAATCAATATGTTAGTATCATTAGACGACATAAAGAAACATTTGAACATACCTGATTCTTTTGATGATGATGATGAATATTTGACTTCTTTAGAAGAATTAGCTGAAGAGTTAATAGCAGTAATGATTGATACTAAAAGCATTGATACTAGCGCAACGTCTTGGGACTTAGAGAGTTACTTCACTGAAGATGTAAGTGTTGGACCAGTCGTTCCGAAGTGTATTCAACATGCTATCAAGATTATAGTAACAGATTATTACACTAATCGAACATCAATATCTACTGTTTCTTTACATGATGTTCCACGTTCCGCTGTTCATTTAGTAAATCAATATAAAAATTATGGAATTTGACTTAAACCCAGGCATATTGACGCAATTCATAACTGTCTATGTTTCAGATAGTTCTAAAGATGCGTATGGCGATAATCTTTATACTTTTGATGTTTCAACAGCTAAAACGATTAGAGCAAACGCTAATGTTTTTTCACAGTCAAAAGCAATGATTAGTGCTGATAATCAAGTAGTTTACCCATACGACATTTTGTTTAAAGTAAATAGATTTGAAGAGATACATGATACAGACTTGATTGAGTATAATAATAGATACTATCGAATTAACAAAATACGACAATATTGGAATGATGTTGCATCGAGACCTCTCTTTCAAGAAATTGAGTGTAGTGAATGGCATCTTGAACCAAGCCAAATACCTTCTCCATCAACTAATTAATAATCATTATGTTACAGATTTTAATGACAATAAGTGTACCAATAGTTCTTTGCAGTGCAGCTATGTTCTTTTTAGTTGTAATTGACACAATATCAGGCATTTACGCTGCTAAAAAGTGTGGAGAAGCTATCAAGAGCAAGAGTTTAAGACGAGTGCTACTTAAATTAGCGAAATATTCAGCTTTACAACTAGTCGGTGGTTGTTTTGATATAATCATTTTGCTTTCATCAATTACAAATATCGCTTTTGCTACATTATTATTCACATTGATGAATGCTTCTGTTGAATTATATTCAATTTTTGAAAATTATAAGAAAATTGATGGTGTTTATCCGTGTGAAAAGATAAAAGAATTAGCAAATGATGTAAAAAACAATAAGGAAGCACTTGAAAATCTTGGTAAAATATTAACAAAACAACAATAAACATATAAGAAAATGATAAAACCATCTAATATATCGCAACTTTTATATAATGATTTTAAAACAATCATTGATAATTTGTATCCATTAGTTATAAAAGATGCACAAATAAAAGAAACTTTTGGTACATACGAAATAGCTAATTATCAATTTGTTAGCTCAAAAGATGGCATATATGATGATGAAATTACCGCTACATGTATACTAAAAGTTAGTACAAAATCATATAAAGATATGCAAAATATAGCAGATAATATCATTGAAAAAGTCAATGATGATAGTAAATATGAAAGTGTTTCATATAATGAAGATTTTGATTTACAATTAGGCTTATACATATCTACTTTTATGATAAAAATCAGTGTAAATATATGAGTAATATTACTATATATAGCGAGATTCGTGAAGCTAAAAAGTTTCTCAAAAAGATACAGAAAGAGATGGGTTTAGATGAAATTGGAAAAGTCATCTATAAAGAAATGAAACCTCTTTTTGCGTGGGCAAAGTCAAACTTTTTAGCAAACAACTATAACCCACTAATGCTGCCTGGCATAAGGCTTTGGAAATCAAAACAATATAGTGGTAGAGTTGTAATCGACACTTTTGGTTCTAAGCTGAAAGGTGGTTTTCTACGTATGTTTACAAGTCCAAAAAAGAGCATTCGTACTACTAAAAGTGGCGCAAATCGTGGAAAACTACCTCAATACTACGTTTTAGGCACTAAGATTGACCCTCAAGTTGAAATTGTTTTCGACAACATTGAAAAACATTTCATTAAAGTAATCAATGATTGAAATATCATAAATTATTGTAATATAATATATTATAAAGATGAAATCTAAAATTTTAGGAAAAGATTTGATGGTCTTCTGTGAAGGACGTTCAATAGCTTTAGCTACTTCACATACATTACAAGTTACAGCAAATACAACCGATACAACCACAAAAGATAACGGCATGTGGCAGTCCAGCGAGGTTACATCATTTACGTGGACTATGAGTTCAGATAATCTTGTTTCGTGTGACACAACCGATAGTTCAACAGCTGGTTGGGGTACAGATAAACTTTTCGCATTGTGGAAAGCTGCACAGCCAGTGCAGTTGGTTTTTGCAACCACGAGCCATGGACACCCCTACATTTCCGATGTTTCAACAGCCGATTGGGTTCCAAACACTTCCACTTTAGCTTCTGGAAATGCGCTAATAACGTCTATCAATGTAAACGCGGCCAATGGCGATAACGCTACAATGAGTGTGTCGTTTCAGGGTGTTGGAGAGCTGACGCTGGGAGATGGTATTCCTAATCCAAGCACAGGTGAGTGATTGATTATCAATAAATTAGATAAGTTGTTGTTAACTTTTCATTTTGCTATTGTTAATTGTTCTGCATGTCTTTCTTGATGTGCAGAACTTTTTATATAAATGATAGTAAACTACTATCAGCCACAACCATCTATTTTCCTCGAAATAATTGATTTCCATTTATTTCATTACACGTTAAAGCATAATCTATCATATAATGATTAAATTCAGAAAATTCATCATCGCTTAATGTAGTGTTTTGAATAGCCAACATTTTCAATGCTCCACTTTGAGGTCTAATCATTCTAAACACTATGTTTATACTTTCTGCCCAAGTGGAAAAGGCATAAGCTGTTCGAGCGTCAACCCATTGATTATTACTTACCCCACGTGGTGTTACACCTGAAGGAGCAGATATTTGAGCTGAAAAGATTTTAGTTCTACCCCATTTTGAACCATCTGTACTCCCATCTATGTTGAATGTTATTACCCACCACCCCTCATAATCAGTTGTATGTTTTATAATGTATGATTGATTACCTAAGCTTCCATCATCTCTATTGAATGTCACACCATTATCATATTGCTAACCAAAGATGCAATGTTGAAGTGTATATGCCCATGCTTGCATGTTTTGTTGAAGTTCAAAACCAGATAACCAATGTGTATTATCATATTGATATGCAGTTCTATATAATAATACTGATACACAATATGACCAGCCTGGACTATAGTTTAAGCAACCAAAACCACAATAAGGGTAATTACTCCATAACGCATCATCAATAGTTAAACCTTCGACATCATACGTAATGTTTTGAAAATCATCAAGATGCAGAAGTCTTTTGGGAGCATGAAGATAACGTGCATACGAAGATTGATAATAATACGTGAATTGTTTGTCGCTATCTTCAATCAAGTTTTTGATTACGTCATAACCATTTATACACGACCTCGCATTAGTATAATGTACCGTTGATTTTGTATCTAAATCGCTATCGACTATACCCTACATTGCTGGACAAATCAAGAAATCAAGATGCGGAAACAACTATTGAGGATTCTAACTTAATCTAAATTTTGATAATACATATTGAAATTGCTACTTAACAATATCATTTAATGTACTATCATAAGTTATTGAAATCTTAGTACCTTTAAAATATTCGTCAAAAATTCTTAAAGAAATGTTGGTTGGCAGCTTTTCAGTTGATAAACTTTCACCACTATACGTAAGTGTTTGATTTTTAACTGCATAACTACACATTTTACCTTTATCTTGAGGCGCAACTTCAACAATTTCGTTATTATATGATATGTTTTCACTAATGATTTCGGGTATATATGTAGAAACAAAAAGCGGCATATCATTATAAAGTTTGCTATCTTTTTGATTTTCAATGAATTGTTCAAACTCTAATGTTTGCTCTTCACTTAAACATTCCTTGAAAAATGCTAAACTTCTTATATTATTATAATTGCTATATGTACGATTTGTGAAACGAAATCTTGTAAATTGATAGAAAGTTGTTGCATTTGATGAAGTTATAGCATAAGTATGTATAGTATTCAATTTTACTACACCTTTGAAATCATAACTAACTGACCACCAATCATTTGTCAATCTATCATCATCGATTGTTATATTATTATTTTGTATGCGAAATTGATACACACTTGTCTAATATCGAACGTCGGATAAGTTAGAAGTAGTTGAAGTAGTGGAATTTAGAAAACTAAATGAAGGATTGGTGTTTTTGTTTTTGACAAACTCTCTATCAATCAAAAACGTATAACCGTTGAATCTACAATCATCATTTCTATTATATGTAGGAGTAACAAAATAGAAACTTGATGTTGCGTAGAAACCATTTTGACTAATATTCAGTGCATCATTAGTTACACTAAATGTATGATTATATGAAAAATCATATAATGTATCGAAATTTGTTTGCCATTTTGGCACATACAATAGGGTTAAATTCCGAAAGATATGTCTTAAACCAGCGTACATGTAAAATTTAAGATGCAAATTGATTATAATATACTGTTCCGTTTTTGTAACATACGAAATTCGTAGCGTTTTTGTTTATGTTTGACCAACCATTAGCAATCGCATTTAACATAACATATTCATTTCCAGATGGTAACGAAGACGAAGCATCATAAACAGTCGTAGTAATGTTTGCATAACTCGTTGGCATATAGATAGTTACCATTAAGTTTTCTTGATTCAATGTATTATTCATATACTGTTTCAACAATACTCCACTTTTTTGTTTTACAGATGAAATGTACTGTTGTCCGCTACAATACACACATTCAAGAGCTGCATCATTATTGATGTTTGAGTATTCAATTAAATGTGCTATACCTACGTACTGTGAACCCATTGTCTTTCTTGATAATCTAAACTTTTGATAATAATAGTTGCTTTCGATAGACATAATTATGAAGTCTCCAACGTTATAACTCCAGTCAAACTCAATAAACGTATACGGATAGATAGCCAAAAAGTAATCTTTAAAGAATACGTAATGACCGACATCAACTTTATTGTTTGAAGCAGTATATTCAATTTCATTGACTACTACTTTATTTACACCACTACCTCCACCACCTGAAATGTTTCCAAGATTGATATTTCCATTCGCTGAAACATTATAAGTTGAACTATTCACTGTAATTGAAGTACATGCGTTCACATTGATTGAAGTGTTAAGAGATTGATTTGCAGTGAATTGACCAATAGAACTATTGTTTAAGTTCAATGTTAAAACACCATCATTTGCCTATCCTCCACCGCTGTTTTTAGTTACTACATAAGACGTGACTTCATTATTAACTACTTCATAATCAATAGTATATACACCCGATTCTGTTATACCTGTTTGCGAAATGAGGTTGGTTGGTGCAACATTTGATGATTCTCCTTCATAGTAATCTATTGATACTGAATGACTTGAAGTAGTTGTAGTTGTCGTTGAAAAAGCATAATTGCGAGGTTTTGTCTGTTCGGTCAAACCTTTCAACGCTATCTAAAACTCAATTGTGTCCGATGTCAATTTTGTCACATATTTTGGCAAATGAGGGTAAATTGTCACACCACTCTTTCCGCCGAAAACTTCAACGTATAATTGACACGTATAAGTGTAGTTTGATGTAATATTCAATGATTTCAGTGCTATGATACAGTATATATATTCACCATTCCAATTCAACAACCAACCCGTCGGAATAGTCGATGATGGCGAAGTGTTATGTGAACCGTTCAAATAACCGATCGGATTCACTTTAGATGAAATATCCGTTGTAGCATTGTTTTGCGATAGACTACCACCCAGAATCGAGCCATTTTTTATAGTGTAGATGGTTGGAAGTTGTACCTACCCTACGTTGTTGGGGTGATATATCTACCCCTAAAACGTTATAGTTTTTGCTACTTCACCTAAATCGATATTTCCATTACTTGAAACGTCATAAGTAGTTGACGTATTGACTGTTACACTTGTAGCCGCATTGATATTTACACTCGTATCAGTTGAACTATTAGCCGTAAAATCAGCTAAACTACTGTTATTCAATGAAATATGCAGATTGGCATCGTTTGGTTCACTTCCTCCAGAACTGACGTTTCCTAAATCTATAACTCCTTGATTGTCAACATTATAAGTAGTATCATTCACTTTCACAGCAGTAGCAGCATTGATGTCTAATATGTTATCATTTACTGAAACATCAATGCCGTTAAGTTTTGCTCCAGATATGCCACCTAAAGTGACGGTTGTGCCTGGTTCGATTGTTATAGCGTGTTTAATCTTCATAGTCAATACTCGTTAAATCTTTATATTCAATATATTTATTTTTATATCTATCTCGTACACCGTCATAGCTATAACTTACTAATCTATAACGATTTGACTCAAAATCAATGAATTTTGCTGGCGTTGAACAATTCAAATCGAGAACGATTGATGGCGTAGAAAACTAATCAATGTATGTCGCTAATTGAAACACTTCACTATACTATGATGAATTATATGCACTACAATTAACTTTCTATAGATACCCTGTTTCACTACCATTGACTTTAACAGTAGATTTAGTTACATTCGATATTAAAGAGTTCAACTTATTAGAAAATGATAGATTGAAGTTTCCATCAGACTGTGACCAATAAAAGTCATGGGTAGCATTTCCGTCTACATCTGTTTGATTATCAATGTTTTGTTCAGTTTCTTCATACAAATACCCTGGTGCAAACTCAAATGATAAATCAATCATATACTTATCTATGAAAACTTCTGTTCCATAAAAGTTCGTGGAATCTCGAAACATTTTGTTGTATTGAGGGTTATTATCATAGTGTATGTACTGCAAACATGATAACTCTTTTGTGTTTTTCAGCCACATTGAAGGTTCAACTGATTGACCTTCACCAAATTGCACCGTGTTTGTGAACACTCTACCACCGAAATCTCCAACCCCAAGAAAATCAATCTCTAATCTGTTTGCTCCCTCTATTTCATTTGCGTCAAAAACAGCTAATATATAACCACCTCTATCAAGACCTTGATGCCACGTAACATTGTCAACTTCACTTAATTCGCTGAAAATGTTTTGATTATCTACATCAATTTCAATAGATTGTTTGTCTAATGTCTTCAACAATGTATCATCTTTATAGATACGAAGATTGACTAAAGCTTTTGCTTTACTATAAATTTCCCATTTCCATATATACTCATCATCAAAATATGCGAACGTTGAACTATTAGTGTTGAAGAAATCATCATACGAAGTGCCTGTACGTTGAAGATAGTTTAATTTAGAATTTCCATTACTCCAAAAGTTTTGAACTGACATATTTCTATAACTGCCACTATTTTCACCGCAAATCATTGTCAAATTCAAGTGTGCTAATAGATATTGTTTGTTCTTATATAGCGTGTATGGTTGCAACTTGACTTCATAACTCCTTGTAAAATAGATAGATAAGTTTTCAGCTTTCAGAGCTTTTGTGTAGCTATTGTTGTCATTATCATAGCCAACGTACAGCCTTCTATTTTGTGGTGGTATGATTAATGTATGTGTCTTAAAAGATGGTGTTGAAGCTGGCGACATCGTTGAAGCATTATATAAAGGGTATGTTTCATTATATATAATAGCAGACCTTGATGCCACGTCTCTAAAGACATCATTTGAAAGTTCTATCCAAGCTCCATTTTCCCACCTCGCATCAGTAACACTCTAATTATTCATGTTCACAGTTAAAACATCAGTCGCTATCTGAATTTCTTTTGCACAACTTGAATCGTATGATGTATTTTGTTCTGTGCCAAACCTGTAAAATGAAACATATTGCTCCGCTTCAAAACCTACCCACCTGCCCCAAGATGTCTCAAGATATGGCTAATACCTTGAATAATAATCACTTGTATCTTCACCACTACCCCACTTATTTTTGAATGTGTAGCCACCCCACGCCGAGTAGGGTTCTCTCGTTAAACCATAACGTTTGTCAACATCGCTATCCAAAAATTGATTACAAACCTACACTCCAAGAGGAAAGTTCCACGCCACACTTTTGTTTAAACTGCTGTCCCAAACATAATCTTTTTTGTCAATAACTGTTTCACTCGATGAAGATGTACTTTTCTCTTCAACTACTTGAATTTGACAACTTTGCATACAATCATTCAACCCCTTGTTTGTATCAGCATATTGAGCGTAAATAGTTGGTACTGAATTACTTAACTCCAATGGCGACTTAATTACAACTGTATTTGCAGTAATCTCTATTTGACAACACAAAAGTTTAGCTAATTCAACCATCATTTGCTCTTTCGTAGCAGTCGTGTCCGTAATCATTGATACATCTACAATCGTGTGTTGAATGTCTATATCTAAAAACGCAAAATATACCCAATTATCAACACCACAGCACAGATTAAATGCTTCCTCAATAGTGTGTTGACCTTCAGGAAAATCATTCGATACCCAATCATTTTTCAATGAATCGACAGCGTATAAAGTAAATGATTCTTTTTCATAATTATAAGCTTGAGCCGATGGTGTTTGACTAATTACACCTCGAAACATTGTAATGTTGTCCGTTACATTTTCGACAACAACCGACAACCCTTTCAATGAAGTATCATATAAGTCTAATTCATCTGTTAATATAGTCAATGTCAATAAGTTAGACTTGATACAATACATATCTTGATAATTTCCGTTTTGCGTCAATGTGAAGTTTATGATTTCACCATATTCAGTTTCAACATCGTTATTATCAATGTATATCTTGATTTCTTTATTATTTGCGTTTTTCATAATTAGACATCTACATTATTTATACTTTGTTCCGTTTAACGAAACCTTACAGACGAGCAATCTTATTTTGCTGTTCTAATACACCAACTAAATCAGCTCCATTTATTCTAAATTCAACATTTTGTTTAGAATTGTTTCCTACCCCATTTCCGTCTTGAATAATTTTGAATAGATTAGCTTGTTGACCTTTATTTAGAATCATTTCACCTGAATTGACTCTCACGTTTATTTTGTCTCCACTGAAACTATTTCCAGCAACAACGCCTCCTTGCTCAAACTTTTGATTACCAAGCTGTTGTGCAGTGAATACAGCAGAAGCAACAGCAGCTACCGCAGCAGCTACACGAGCAGGAAGAGAGTATGGGTCGCCAGGCGTTGCATTTTTGGCTGCCTAAACAGCTGCCAATGTAGCTTCGACCGCAACAAATGCTCTTTCAACAACAGTTAATGCTAATTGAGCAGCTTTCGCCTATTCACTCTTATCTGCCCAGTTCCCCACAGCGTCTGCTAATGAGCCATAGGTGTTCGCTAAGTTTCGTACACCTTTTTGCTCATCTTTTAATCTTGAAATGTCCGCTTCATTTCCTTGTCTTTCAGCTATATAAGCGTTGTACTTCTCTCTATACTGCTCTAATAACTCTTCATTAAGTGTTTCAAAATCAATAGCTTGTGTAGATAACCACTCATAGAAACCTTGAAGTTCAGATTTAGCCTCATCGAGTTTATCTTTATTATACATATCTTTAATGATGTCTAAATCAGTCTTTTCAGTAGATTGATTAACATTTTCAGTAGCAGTGTTAAGAGCATCTTTTATCTGTTTCTCTAAATCTTCAATTACTTTTTGCTTGTCCTTAAAAGCTATCGAATTGATTTCAAGCTTCTCTAAATCTTTTTGAGCATCAGCCAACTTTCGACGTAAATCTTGTAGACTACCTTCAACCACTTCATCTTTAACAACTTCCGCAACTTCGTGAATTGACTTTCCAAAACGATTCGCTTCCCTCACACTATTAGCCATGTTGGCTTCACTCTGTCGAATTTGATTGTTTAAGTCTACAAAATTACTATGTGTTTTGTCTGAAATAGCATCAACAATTCTATTGTTCTCTTCACTAATTGATGCCCAAGCCGCCATACTACGTAAACCATTCTGTAACAAATCATTAACTTTCTCTTCACTTACAACTATGCCAGCCGATTGAAGAGCTTTTTGAGCTTCTAATCTTAATGCTTCTCTACGTAACTCATTGACTGCTCGCTCTTTATCGAATATTTCATTTTGTGCTTTCTTATACTTATCATAAGCTTTCACACGTTCACTCATTGCTCTATTAGTGTCTTGAGCAATCATACGCTGTTCAGCCATGATTTGCTCATTTTCACCACGAATTGATTTCAACTCTATTTCCTGTGTGCCTAACTCGTCGTTTATTCTTGTCAATGCAATCGATGTAGTAGCTAAATCTGCTAAAGCGGCTCTCGCTTCCTCCGCTTTCTTCGTCAATGTATCTCCAAACTCAAACGCTGCTATTTTACTGAAATTAGCGGCAGGTACAAACTTGTTTACTCCCTCGATTAAGAGATTGATTCCACTGATTGAGAGATTTAGAAAGTCTTGAATTTGTGTAGCTAATACAGAAATTACACTCAACACAGCAGTCTTGATTGAAGGTATAGCCATATCGCACACTAAGTTCTTAATGATTGCCCACGAATCTCCAAACATTTGTGAAGATTCACTTAAATCATCAAATACTTTAATCAATGAAGTGACGGCAACAGTGACTAAAGCTATCGGTCCTGAAGCTGCTATGAAACTACGAATGCCCGTAGTAGCTGAACCCACGACACCAGGCAGCTACGATAGTGAATCAGTAAACTTTCCGAAACCTGATTTTAATTGTGAAGATATTGAAGCAGTCTGTTGTAACGAACGATTCAAGTTGTTCAAATTAGACTTTCCAGCTTTTCGTACCTCATTTTCAAGTTTCGATATATGATTTACTAATTTCTCTATCTGTCTCTATGCATCATTGACATTAGCTTTTCC